TGCCGCAGCCCTGAGGCCCCATGAGCACGCAGGCCGAATCGTGCTTGCTGCCGGGCTCGAAGATGCGCCGGACTGCGGCGATCAGGGTGGCCTTCAGCATGGCGTCGTAAAGGGTGCCGGGCTGATCGTGGGGCCTGAGGTAGCAGGTGCTGAGGTAGTCGATGGAGGTGGGTGGGACATGCTCGGCGACGTGCTCGAGGTATTCGCGCACGGGGTCGTAGGGGGTCTCCATGGCGACGTGGACCAAGGCGTCGGCGGCGAGGTCTTTCGAGACCTTGATGCCCATCTCGGCGAACTGGAGGTAGTAGAGCTCAAGCTTCTCGATCGGCTTGGTGTCGAGCTCGATCGTCTGAGTGAAGACGTTCCAGCGAAGGCGTGAACCGAGCTGCTGGCGCATGAGCTTGATGAGCTCCGCAGCGTCGAGCTTCACGGCCTTCTCGGCCTGCACCTCGGGCGGCTGCTTCTGCGCCTGCGCCTTAGGGGCGGCCGGTGCGGCTTTGGGCGGGGTGTTGTTGACGGCGCGGGCGGGTGGATCGGCGAGGTGGAACAGGGTGCCGAGGCCGACGCCACCGGAGCCGTTGAAGGATCGCCACTTCGCCTCACAGACGCCGGGCTCGAACTTGCCGGAGATGGCAGACCAGTGGGTCCAGTCAGCGAGGAGGGCATCGTCACCGACGCTGTGGAGGGCCATGCCGACCTTCACCCAGTCGTCGTAGTCGTCGGCGAGGGTGCTGGGGATGCGGGAGAGGTAGTCGCGGGCTCGATCTGCGTCTGAGGTGAGATCTGGCAGACGGAGCAGCGGTGCGGGCTCTGGAGGCCTGCGCATCATCTGCTGCAGCAGCAGGGAAGGCGCCTCGGCGATGGGCATGTCTGAGGGGGCGCGGCCCTTGATCCAGCGGTAGCTGCCGGTGATGGGGTGAGCGCCGGCGACAACGGACTGGCAGCCGGTCCAGCGGAGCTCGAGCTGCTCGCCTTTGATCGAGCTCTTGAGCTTGGTGGTCTTGATCTGATCCCAGAAGGCGCGGGGCACCTGGTAGATGATCTGCAGGCGGCCATCACGGCCGGAGGTGACAGCCCAGGACTTGGGAAGCTCGCGCAGGGGGATGCCGAGCTGCTCGAGCACCTCAGAGGCGCCGAGGCCGTCGTGATCGACGAAGAGGAGGCCACCGGACTGCGGGCCAGCGATGACGCCGATGGCAACGGCGCGGCCGGCGGTGATCTCGCGCGAGAGGGTGGGCTTGTCGAGGGGATTCTTCTGCCACTCGGGCTGATAGGGGCGCTTGTCGTTGCCGACAGCGACGAAGCCCCAGTGATCGGGGAGAGCGGAGAGCAGATCAGTGAGCAGGGGCATCAAGCCTCCCTGTGGTGAGCCGTCAGATCTTGCCGGGAGGTGAGGCAGGTGAGGCAGCCTCTGTGACAATTCGCAAGGCGTCGGGCACCGACCGGGCCACGCCAGCAATCCCACCCGCGCCTTGGACCACGCCGAGCCATGCCTGCTGCTCGGGGCGTAGGCGGCCGGTGGCGGTCTTGATCTCGATGCTGCAGAACACGGCCAGCCGGCGGCCCACCATGTCGGGGGTGACGGTGATGGTGCGCCAGCCGATCAGGTCAGCAGAGCCGCGTGCCAGGCCGAAGGTGACCAGCCGGCCGGTGCGGGGATCGGGGAGGCTGCCCACCTGATTGCGGAAGAGCCTGGTGTCGGGCCTGGTGCCAACGGCCAGCCGGATCTGCTGCTGGAGGGTGGTCTCGGCGTTGGGCACGATCACGAGCGCTGCTGCCGGGCAAAGTAGACGTGGCGTGCCCAGCCGGCGGGGTTCTTCATGCCGCGGGCGATGCCGACCTGGATGAGGTCGGTGAGGGTGCGTGCCTTCTTCCGTTCGGCGACGCGCTGGCGGATGCCCTCGCGCTTGAGCTCCTGCAGCTCGCCGGCCACTTCCTTCAGGGCACGGCGCGGCTCTGAGGCGCACTCGGCGCCGCAAACGGGGCACTGAGGCTGCGGCTTGAAGGCAGCGAAGCACTGGGGGCAGGTGCGCACCGCTGGCGCCGGCGGCCCACCCTTGCCGGTGCGGCGGCGGCTGTTGTCCAGGCTCCACTCGCGGTGATCATCGGGGAAGCCATGGCGGTGGACGTTGCCGACGTGATCCAGGACGATCGCGGCATCCTTCCCTGGTGCGGGGCGGAGCACGCGACCGACCTGCTGCAGGTAGAGGCCCTCGGACTGCGTGGGGCGCAGCAGGATGGCAGCGCCGACCGATGGCACGTCGGTGCCTTCGCTGATCACGTCCACCGAGACCAGGACTTGTAACGCGCCAGTAGCCAGATCGTGCAGCGCCTGTTCACGCTGCTCGACGGAAGTAGTACCCAGTAAGACCTGCGACGCGATGCCGCTGTCACGAAACTGTCTTGCGACATGCTCTGCGTGCGCGGTGGTACAGCAGAAAGCGATGGCTGAACAGCCACGGCCAAGCCGTTGATAGTGCTCAATTGCATCGCCAGTGATTGATGGCTTGTCCAGCAGAGCTGCAGCTTCCTCTGGTGCGTAATCCCCTGATCGGACTCGCAATTTTCCCAGTTGAACAGCTGACGCCGGTGCATAGATTCGCGCCGGTGTGAGGAAGCCTTGGGCAGTGAGTTGCTGCACGGAGGGTCCGAGTACAAGGCGATCGAACACTGCACTGAGGCCGCGTCCGTCACGGCGCACCGGGGTGGCTGTGACGCCCAAGCGGTAGGCCTCAGGCCAGTGGTTCAGCACGCTCCCCCACGTGCCGGCTACAGAGTGGTGGGCCTCATCGATGACGATGAGATCGGGCTGCCAGGCTTGGCGCTCGAGTCGTCGGGCCAGCGTTTGGACCGACGCAACTTGAACCGGGTGATCTGACGGCTCAAAGCCGGCGGCGATGATGCCGTGGGTGACGCCGGCATGGGTCAGCTTTGCGCTGGCCTGGCGGATCAGTTCACGCCGGTGGACCAGGATCAGCACGCGACGACCACGCTCGACGGCGCCTGCAGTGATGGCGCTGAAGATGACCGTCTTGCCGCAGCCGGTGGCAGCAACCAGCAACGGCGCGCGAGCGCCTGATCGGTAAGCAAGGCGTAGATCGTGTATTGCGCGGGATTGATAGTCGCGAAGCGTGAGACTCATGGGACTTGACCTGAGCTGCCGGGAAGCAATACCAAGGTGAGCGGCCCGATGCTAGCCGGCAGGGCAGGAAATACTTAGAACTACTGGGGGAAGGGATGAACAGTCGGGATGTTGTGGTAAGTTCAGTGAGCCGTGATGAGCAGCTGCCTATGGAGAACGCCGAGTACCACGCGCTCACCAGCGTGGTCAGCAAGAGCCACCTCGATCTGGTGGCGCGCAGCCCGCTGCACTACTGGGCGCGGTACGTGGACCCGAAGCGCGTGGAGCCCGAGCCGACTGCGGCCATGCTGCTCGGCACGGCGGTGCACACCCACATCCTCGAGCTGAGCGAATGGGACGCGCGCTACATCGCGGCACCGGAGGGCATCGATCGCCGCTACAAAGCAGGCAAGGATGCGTGGGCCGCGTTCGAGGCCGAGAGCGTGGGTCGTACGGTGATTAGCCGTACCGACGCCGAGCTGGTGATGGCGATGGGCCGCGCGGTGCATGGCCACCCAGCTGCGGCCTACCTGCTGGGGCTGCCAGGCAAAGCTGAGACCACGCACATGTGGACCGACGAGGCCACGGGGCTCGAGTGCAAATGCCGGCCCGACTGGCTGCTCGATGACGGCAGCCTGATCGTGGATCTGAAGACCACCGAGGATGCGAGCCCGGCAGGGTTCAGCAAGTCGATCGCGAACTTCCGCTATCACGTGCAGGCCAGCTGGTATCTCGACGGCCTCGAGCGCGCGACAGGCCGGCGGCCGGAGCAGTTCATCTTCATCTGCGTGGAGAAGAAGGCGCCCCATGCGGTGGCCGTCTACGCCGCCGACGCAGAGATGGTGACGGCCGGGCAGGTGACCGCTGCGCGCGACATGCTGCTGTTGGCTGAGTGCCGCGATGCCGACTACTGGCCGGCCTACAGCGACCAGATCGAGACGATCAGCCTGCCGACGTGGATGCGCCCACGGGCCGATGGCACGCCAACGGTAAGCCCTGCACCCGAAATTGAGATGTACTGACCATGAGCTATTTCGATGGCTACTATGACTTCCTTGACAGGGTTGAAGACCTTGCGGACGACCTATTGCTCGCTAGCACGAATCTAGCCAAGCGTAGTGAAACCGCATGGCATTCTAGGGAATCGCCTTTTCTGCTAGACCCCGAACAAGAATACCAAGAGCTTGTAGAAATTGAAAACAAGCACGAGCAAGAAAGGTGGAAATTCAGGGAAGATTTCTACGACAAAGCAGAGACAGTGCTTGTCGCCAAAAGCGCCTACGAGCTTTATCTGCAGAGCGAATACTGGCAGAAAGTCAAGCTTGCTGTGGCCGAAAGATCTCGCGATCGTTGCGAGGCCTGCAAGAAAATCTCTTTCAGGCTGCAAGTGCACCACAAGTGGTATCCATCTAGGTATACCGAGCTTGATCACCTTGATGCGTTAATCCATCTCTGCCCTGCGTGCCACTGCCGGGCGCACCAATGATGGACCAGCTCGCGAACCTAGCCCTGATCGTGATCACCACCTGGTGCGGCGCGATCTTCCTCTCACACCTGACCGACGCATCGCTGGCGACAGCGGCGGCCGGTTCCTTCTTCATCCTGATGGCCCTGAAGTCATGACCGAATCCACAGCACTCACAACGACGAGCGGCTCAGCCTTCTCGGGGATCCAAGCCTTCGAGGATGCCCAGCGGATGGCCAAGTCGCTCGCGAGCTCCACGCTGGTGCCGCCTCAGTTCCAAGGGCAGAACGGCTTCGCGAATTGCCTGGTGGCGCTCGAGATCGCCAGCCGGATGCGGATGAGCCCGTTCGTGGTGGTTCAGAACCTCCACATCATCCACGGTCGGCCTAGCTGGTCGAGCCAGTTCATCATCGGCCTGATCAACGGCTGCGGCCGCTTCAGCCCGCTGCGCTACGAGATCAGCGGCACCGGCGACAGCCTGGCCTGCTACTGCGTGGCCACCGAGCTGGCCAGCGGCGCCGACCTGAAGGGGCCGGTGGTGAGCATGGCGATGGCGAAGAAGGAAGGGTGGGCCACTAAGAGCGGTAGCAAGTGGCAGACCATGCCCGACCTGATGATTCGCTACCGGGCCGCGGCATTCTGGGGCCGGCTATACATCCCCGAGCTGCTGGTGGGCATCCAGACCGAGGAGGAGGTGGTGGACGTGCAGCCGGTGACGGTGCGCGCGGCCGAGCCTGAACTGCCGAAGGCGACGCTGGAAGACCTGAACGCCAAGATCAAGCAACCGAAGCCGACCGTGGCCGCTGAGCCCGTGGGAGAGGATCCGAACGATGACATCTTCTGAGTATCTGACCCCGCGCGAGCTGGCTGCTCGATGGCGGAATATCGTCTCGCTCAGCACGCTCGACAACTGGCGCAGCAGCCAGAACCGTGGGCCGCGCTTCGTGAAGATCGGCGGCCGCGTCCTCTACCCCGTGGATGAGGTCGTGGCCTACGAACAGCGCAACCTGCGCGGCCTGCCAAACAATCCCTCGCAACCCAACCGATGAGCTTCTCTGTGAATGGCGCACTGTTCAAGCAATCCGCTGCTGACTGGCAGAAGCGGATGGGCGACCGCTATGAGGCCGGCAAGAACTACCCCGAGTTCGATGGCGTGCTGAACGTGCCGGCCGACCAGGCCTATGCGCTGGCGCAGTACCTGATGAATGCCCAGCCCCAAGGGGATCGGCAGGAGATCCCGGTACGGCTGAGCGGCTGGGCCAAGACCGCGAGCAGCGGGGTGAAGTACCTCAGCATCGTGGCCAAGCCCGACTACAAGGTGCAGAAGGCGATCGAGGAGGCTGCGGTGGCTCCAGCTGCTGCAGCCAGCCTTGCGCAGGCGACTGGTGGCGTGGTGAGTGAGATCACCGAAGCCGATCTGTTCTGATCACATCAGCTCGAGCTCCAGCCGCGCGATCTCATTGACCGCGGCCTGGAGCATCTCCTGCTGGTGGTAGCACTGGCGGAGGAGCTGAGCGGCGACGCTGCCGGCCTGGGGATGCTTCTCCAGCCGGCGGCAGTCGGCCTCGATCTGGAACTGTTTTTCTGGCGGGATCTCAACCGCCAGCCACTGACCGAAATCCATTTTTTTTGGGGCGGACTGCCCCATGGTGCCCATGAACTGCCCGAAGTGCAGCTGCCCCCGCCACCGGGCAGCGGTGACGAACAGCAAGCCCGCCGACCAGACGGTGCGCCGGCGGGTGTGCCTGGACTGCGGCCACGCATGGTTCACAGCCGAGGCGGAGGTGAGTCGTTATGCGGTGGGGTGGTGCTCGGGGCACGCGAGCAAGCCGGTGCTGCGGGTGCCGGTGACGCTGACGCTGAGCCACGTGGAGGTGGGCCAGGTGGGGCCGAAGCCGCGCCAAGAATGACGCCCACCGCCTCCGAGCTGCTGGATCTCCGCCATCGAGTGCCCGACAGCGTGCTGCTTGACTGGCTCGACTTGGCGCAGCTGCTGCAGCCGCCTTGCAAGGTGAAGACAGCCGACCTGATGGAGCACTGGAGCTGCAGCCAGTCGGCCGTGAGCCGACGCCTCAGCCGCCTCTGGGAGGCCGACCTGCTCGACTACCGCCCTGGCGGTGGCGGCTACCGGATCCGCTGCCTTGGGCCAATGTGAAGAACTGTCACAGCCGGGATGATGCGCTGCCGGCGGTGGGCCATACTTTGCTCACCGGGGCCGAGCGCTCCACTCGGCAGCCCAGAGGCTGCAGCTCCGATGATCTCCGCCATCCAGCTGAGGAACCTGGCCCTTGAGACAGCCTCCACCCAGATTCACGACGGGTTGATGGTCACTCCTGAAGGCGTGTTCGCCATCTGCGGCCGCCGCTGCACCCTGAACGAGGCGATCATCTACCTCGGCAATCGGGCCGTGACCCGCGCCAAGGCTGCCGCCTGAGCCCTCCGGGGCTCCCCACCCACTTCACCACCATGCTCACCACCGCTCTCCTGGTGATCTGGAAGCTGCTGATCCCAATGCTGCTTCTGGTCGCCGTGATCGACTGGCTGACCGCTTCAGATGATCGCCGCGTGCGCGTCCTGCGCCGCACCGGCCTCAGCCAGCAGCAGATCGCCACCCGCCTCAACCTCTCCCGCTATCGCGTCCGCAAGGCGCTTGCATGATGCTCACCAACCCCGTCATCAACCGCATCGCCGTCGTGGTGCTGCTGTTCTGCCTCTACGCCGCCGGCTACGACTCCGCCAAGCAGGAGACCGTCAAGGCGCACCACAACTGCGCCGCCGACCACCTGCCGCTGAAGCCATGACCCCCCGCCGCTTCTACTTCCAGATCCGCAGCGCCAACGTGCTCGAGTGCGTGCTGGCCCACAGCCTCACCGAGGCCAAGCTGATCGCCGCTGACACATGGCTGCAGTGGTGGTCTGAGCTCGAATGGCTCGACTCCGAAACCGTTACCCACCCGATCACCCATGGCTAAAACCACCGGAGCAATGCTGCCGTGGCAATGGCAGGACGAACCGAACCAGAGCCAGCACGGCGAAGGCATCAGCCGGCCGCGGCCCAAGGCCCGCACGAAGGAGTTCCGGCTGATCGTCTATCCCAAGGGCGCCCGGCCCATGACGTGGATCACACAGGCCGAGACGAAGCGCGCCGCCATCCGCTACGCCGAGGCCCGCTGGCCTGGTGCTGCTGTGGAGGTGGTGTGATGGCGACGCCAGAGCAGTGGGGCACAGACGCTGCACGTTGGCCAGAGGCAATCCTCGAACTCCGCGCCAGAATTGAGACGCTGGAGGCCAACTCCCAACCAACTCCTAATCCAGTCCCAATTAGTAGTTCGCTGGTGCAGCGAGTGAGCTGCGCCATTGACGGGCGGATCAACCCTGACCAATGGCTGCACCAAGACGCTGCCCGCGCCGCGATCCGCGAGGTGGCCTTGTGGCTTAACGAAGCCCCTTTGAATCTTTACCCCGGCGATCGCGGCATCGTCGTCAATGCCCTCTATGACCAAGCAAACCAATGACTGACTACAAGTTCGTGCCACTGAACAGCCTTGAGGATCGCCTCGGCAATGCTCTTGGTCTCGCGCTCGGCATGATCCTCAAACCCGAGACCATCGACAACAAGGCCATGGCTCAGATCGAAGCGCCATTCAAGGAGTGGTGCGATGCCCTTGTTGATGGGGGTCTGTTAAATGACTGACCTCTCCCCCGCCGCGCAGGCGGTGCTGGATGCGTTCCTCAAGGCGCCCATGGGGCAAAGCCATGTGGACGATGACCTGATCGCCATCGCCGCCGCCCTGCGAGCTGCTGTGGATCAGGTGGTGCCGATCCCGCGCCTCCCCTATGACTCTTGTTGCGATGTTCACGCGGCAGCCATACGCGCCGAACTCCTGGCCATCGCCGCCGAGCTGGAGGCCAGCCGATGACCGACATGCGCGCGAGAATCAGCCAGCTGATCACCGACAGCGGGACCTACCGCCAGGGCCAGCAGGATGAGCGCCAGCGGCTGGTGAGCATGATCGACATCCGCATCGATCAGCTGCGCACTGTGGCTGGCATCCGCAACCGCGAGCAGCTCTGCGCCGAGCTGCTCTACCTCCGCCAACACCTAGAACCATGAACCGCGTCCAACTCGACCAGCAGCGCGCCGACATGCTCGAGGCGCTGTATCAGCGCAGCGGCCGCGATGACCTGCTCTACGGCCACCCGCTTCGCTGCACCTACACCGGGCTGTGGCAGGAGTTTGCGCTGGAGATGGCGGCCAACTTCCGCGACACCGACTACCCCGAGCTGCTGGACAACGTGGTGCGCGCGATCGACGCCACCGAGTCGGTGATGACGCAGAAGCAGGCGCAGCAGGCTATCGAGGTCTGCCGCCAGCAACTGCTCGGCCGGTGGCGGTGATGCCCAGCCCGTTCACCGAGATGAAGTGCCCGCAATGTGGTGGGCGCTTCAGGTGCGACAACTCCGAGCGCAGCTATGACGGCCAGGTGCGCCGTCAGCGCCGCAAGTGTTACGACTGCGGCCACCGCGGCACTGAGTACGCCGTGACGCAGGAGTTTTTCGATGAACTGGTCGCCGCGCGTGAGATCGTGACGAAACTGGCCAGCCACTACTGGGAGCTCACCGAATGACCGACCAGATCAACCCGGACCACTACAAGCACGGTCCGGTGGAAGCGATCGACGTGATCGAGGCCGCCATCGCCCGCGCACCTGACCCGGTGCTGGCCAACTGCCAGGGCCACGTCCTGCGCTACATCCTGAGGATGTGGGGCAAGGGCGACCCGGCCGTGAATGCCGCCAAGGCGCAGTGGTATCTCCGCCGCCTGCTCGGCAAACTGGAGGCATGATGCAGCTGCCCAGCCTGAACCTGATCGAGCGCCTTGCGCTGTGGATCTTGGTGCGCAGCCACCGCACCAGCTTGGTGGTGGTGAAGGAGCTGCACTGGCCCGAGGTGTTCGTCGCCGCAGACCAGCGCGATGAGGTCGCCTGCTACGTGACCAGCGGCCAGCAGGACGAGCCGGCCTCGCACCTGCTCGAGCGGCTCTACCACTCACCGGCCTACGGCGAGTTCGAATGATCAGCCTCCACGCCGGCCGGCTGCTGCTGTTCTGCGATCGTGCAGACCGGACGTGGCACTGTCGGGTGAACCTCGGCCCCAGAGCCGAGCACCAGCTGGAGGCTGACACGGGCACCATCCAGCTGCAGGAGGCGCTCCTGCGCGCTCAGCGCATCTATCAGGCCGCGGTGCTGCGCATCAGGCCGGCAAGCTCGCCGCGGATGTGCTGGGACTGCCTGCAGTGGGAGCCGGCCCGCAAGGCCTGCACGCTCGGCTTCCCTGAGGCTCGCCAGACTGGTGGCAGGTTTGCCGCGCGGTGTGACATCTATGAACCCGCCGATTGTCCTGAGCCGCACTGATCGCGGCGCCGGCTACATCGAAACGCTCGAGCCCGCTGGTGGTGGGGAGCTTTACTACCGCAGCTGCGCCAACGGCTACTGCAGGTACAGCTCCGATCTCTGGCAGGCCGAGATCTACCTAGACCACCTTCTCGCTCGCTGACCCTATGGGGTATTTCAACTGCACCACCACCCGAGAGGCCTACTACCTCTCGCTGGCCAACCGGCCGAGGCGCGCGAACGCCAGCAGCCCCTACAGGGGCGTCTCCCGGAGCACCAACCCGAAGCTGCCATGGCGCGCTGCACTGGGCTACCGGGGCCGGCGCTACTACCTCGGCATGTTCGCCACCGAGCTCGAGGCGGCGCAGGCCTACAACCGTGCGGCGCTGCGGATTATCGGCGATCATGCCGTGATCAATCCGCTGCCCGAGTGATGACGCTGCCCCTGATGATCGAGCTGCTGGTGGGCTACGCCGTGGCGTGCGGCCTGGCGCTCTGGCTGGCGTCGAAGATCCTGCCGTGATTGGGGTGTGGAGGTGGCGCCGGCTCTCGCGCCTGCACGCCTCACCGCAGCCTCCACACTGCGGAATGCCCAGCGATTGAATCGTTGGACTGGAAGGCTAGCAGTCTCCGGCCACCCAGCGCGCAATTGCCCACTCACCCATTGCAGACCAGAACGGCTGCTGGCGATACCAGGCAATCCAATCCTTGTGGCCCTTCTGGCTGTTGCACATCAGGCAGCAGCTGATCAGGTTCTCGCGCACCGTCAGGCCGCCATGGACCTTGGGCACCACGTGATCGAGCGTGGGGCTGCGGCCGAGCGGATCGCCGCAGTAGGCGCAGCGGTAGCTCCACGCGAGGTGGATCTGATCGCGGGCTGACCTGCGGGTGACCAGCCGCGTTTCATCAATGTGGTGCCGATCCACCGATGTCTTCGGGCAGGGTGAACAGCTCGATGGCCAGGTCGAGGAGGTCATCCTCTGAGTGGATGAACTCGGCGATCTGGCTGTAGAGGTCGGCGGGGAGCTGGTCGGGGTCGGTGTCGCTGCGGATGATCACCTTGGCGGTGATCTCGGCGATGTGCGCGCGCATGGGCGTGGCCCCGGCTTGGCCCACGGTAGCGACGGAAACCCGTGTGAACGATTGTGAACGCGCTGGCCCGATCGCGGATGCTCCCCCGCCTGTGGTGTAGGATTCACACATCGACAGCCACCCGACCGATGACCACCGCCACCCTGCCCACCATGACCGACCGCACCAACCACTTCCTGATCTCAGCCGATGGCGCTGAGCTGGTTCGCTTCTGTGAGGCTGGCCACCACCAGATGATGATGACGCGCTTCGCTATCGAAGCCGGCGAGTGGGAGGCCCAAGGCGGTGGCTTT